TCCTTCGGAACGTGCTTATCGGCATATTTATATCCATATCTTTCACACCACATTCCATAAGTTGTTTTTGATTTTTTACTTATCCTAGCTCTTGAATTAGAAAATATAAATCTAATATCTAAATTAGGGTATTGTTCCCTAATCAGTTTCATTTTCTGTCTATCTTGAGTGGTAAATAATCCTTTTGTTTCTATAAAAATTTTTTTCTTTGTTAAATGAAAATCAGGCGTATAGGTATGAACTTTTTGAGGCTTAGTATATTTCAACTTAGTCTTTTCAAATTCATACACTATACGATTATCTTTAAGCTCTTTCGCTATAGACTCTTCCAAGCCTGAACGAAAGCCGTATCTTAGTCCGACTTGTTTAGAAGTCAGCCTGAGTTTCCTGCGATACATTTTCTTCTGCCATAGCTTCAGGTTGTTCATAGCCATCTTTAACAGATTCAAAGCCATAACCTTTAGCGTTACTTGAGCCACCTTCAACTAGCTTAACTATTTGACAAGCTCTAAGTCTCATTGACACTCCTGCTCCTGCCATAGCAGTGTAATAAGGTATCAATTCTGCTGATACTTTCATTTCACTACCTGACCAAACATTTGCGTCAATCATAGGTTTACCCGCACTATCAAATAATGCAACTCTATTAGGTATAACCTTTCCATCTTTAGCTATAATTTTTGCCTTCGTCTTAAATTTAAAGATAATGTTTCCTGATTTTTTACCATCAATTAATTCATCTTCAAAGGGACGAGGAGCTTCTTTAATAGCTTTTCCTTTAGCTTTCTCTTTAGCAAGAGCAACGCTTTTCTTTATCTCAGCCTCAATTTGAGCTTTCAATGACTGAGCTTCCTTATCATTTATAATAAGATTAGTCTTATAATGACCAGTCTCATCAAAACGAGTATCGGGTGTTGTTAGCCACGCATATTGCGAAACTCCAACTGGTGATACTACCTTGACATAACTATTCTTTGCCATTTTTGGTCTCCTCTATTATTGTTACTAAGTAGGGGCACTTTAATGCTTTTACGCAAAAAAGAACTTACTTTCCCTCAGTTTATTTATATCTAAATCGCCTTGTGAGGGAACTTCAGGTAATTTAGCTTTTAATTTATCAGGTAATTGTCTCTCAACATCTTCCCTGAACTTCGCCAGTACATCGTGATTAGAAAACATATCAATAAAGGCTTCTCTTAAACTTTTATTTAACATTTCTACATCACCCGCAGTCGTACCAAAGCTGTCGTGCACATTACAAAAATTCTTAACTCCATTTTTATATGCAACATTAACAGTTTTAATCATACCTGCGGAATCAACCGAGTGCACCACGTTAGGAGCTACTCCATTTGACATACGCAATTTATCTGTCTTATCAGTCTCAGCATTGATACGGGGTTTTATAACTTCTCCCATAAGCATAGCTTTAACTCTTTTAGACTTCATTTCAGGATAGGATTGATAAACTGGAAATCCTACTGGTGTAACCCAATGTATAGGTAATTGTTCTTTTGAAACAATCTTAGCTATATCCTGAAGATACTTCATACCAACTCTAGCTGATTTTAAATTGTCCCCTATGCTATCCCAAATGACACTAGCCAAATAAGAAGCGGGTCTAAATAAATCATCAACGAAAGGGTGTTTTTCTCCTTTGTCTTGTCTCTTGGTTAAATCTTCTATTACAAAGTCCGTGCAAGAGTATCTTGTTGAGCCATAACAAATTGTCATAATACTTCTTTTAGTAGTAGAACGCTTAACTCCATAATTTAACCACTGCTGAGCATAAGGTCTATCTTCTGAAGCGTGTGCTTTTAACTTTTCATTAACAGCGTCAGCAACTAATTGATAAATGTCTTGAGGTGTATCTGACGGAAGTAAATTAACTAACTTACCCGCAACACTATCTCTTAACATTAAAGAATATAATTGAAGACCATTACAGCTACCATCAACATTAACTGGTAAATGGGATATAAACTTTTCGTTTATTCCTTTTGATTGATAACGTCTCCACTCATCACACCACGCCAAGAATTGAAAACTATTAGAAGCATCTTCCCATTCTCTATGTCTAAAAGGGTCTTGAGCACAATTAATTATCCATTGTTCATTATCATTAACCCATTTAACTCTATCTTCTAAAGATATTTTATCATTTCCATACATATTAGCTCCGTGTACTGCTAACCAAAACTCTCCTCTATTCTCAGGAGTTATTTCTTTACCATTAGCAAATACAAGTAATGCTTTCGCTCCACCAATACTTTGATAATTTAAAAATGCGGGGACACAATAAGCTCTTCCTCTAAAATCAAATTGTAAAGGATAATATAATGTCGCATAATCTTTAAACTTTTGAGCTAACCAAATTATTTTAGCATACAATAATCTTTTAGAAAACATACGAGCATTTTCAGTATGAGCAATAACGGCTCTTCTCTTCCAATCTTTTCTTGAGTCTTTATTTGTCTCTATGTCGTGAGGTTTATTTGGTATATCCAAATTTCTATTAGGTGGCATACCACCGATAGAGTCCCCATTGTCCCAAGCCTTTTGCATAACATTTAAAACAAACTTATTAACTTTAAAAGGTGTACTTTGCATTATATTGATTGCACTATAAACTTCAGGCATATCAAAATTTTCAAGCTCTCTCTTAAATTGTTTATTCTTTTGTTTAACCAAGTCTAACTCAGGTAATTCCTTAGTCCAATATCCGCCCCCAACTACTGAGCTCCACATCTTAGGTTGTAAAACTGTTGGAAGATACTCAGGATTCAAAAGCTCATTAAAGCTATTTCTATTCTTAATCCATTCTCTAGTTTTAAGAGTCTGTTTAATAATCTTAGCTTTTTTATGATTGATAGTTTCCATACCAATTTCAATTAAACCCGTTGAGATAATTAATAATTCAATTAGTTTTAATCCAACGTGCAATTTCTCAGGTGTAGTCCACTCTTCCCATCTCACTATTCCACGCTTAGCACTTTCTCTTAGCTTACGTCTTTTATAGGTATAATTCCAAGACCTTTTGTCTAAATCTTGTTTAACAGCTTCATATAGCTCAGGATTTAAAAACTTAAAATTCTTTAAAGCTATCTCAGTTTCAATCTTACCACCAAGACTAATACAAGTAGCGGTTAAAGGTTTATATTGTGTAATTGTATTGATTATATGTTTGCCCGTGATTAGAGCAAGTATTTCAGGTGAGACTTCGCATATCTTAACAAATGCTATAGGTGGTTTTCCTATAGTCTTCTTAGATGTTTCTTGTATATACTCAGCTATCGCATTGGCTAAAGGTCTGATTGTGTTAGCTACCATAACTTTACCATAGCTCGTAACAGACTCTTCCTCACGCTCAACGTGAGAGACTCGTCTTTTGTTTGTTCTGTGTTTGCCTAGCTCAGCCATTTCTTTTTCGTGTTTTAATTGGTCTGAGTATTTAGGCATTATTTCTAATAATGTCTGTTTATTATCCATATATTATATAAACTCCTATAAGTTATTGTGTTTATGTTTTTGGCTTCTACATACGGGCACTTTAGTATAAATCGCCGTCTAGTCGCCGTCTAGTCTTTTTACTTAAAAATTAAAAAAAAAATAAGTTAGACTTTAAAGGGTCATTGTAAGCAAGATGCATCTTCTATTTATAACCACCATTTAAGGTGATGTCTCGCAAGTGAGAACAATCTCACAATGACCCTCTAAGGTCGGGAGTACCCCGCTAGAAGTACCCCCTATCTCATAAGCTATAAGTTAGCATACTCGCTCTTTTCTTATAGTGCACTGAGTTCACTGCATACTTAATGACTTTTGTAGCCAATAACTATCGCTTATCAGAATTTCTTAATATTATCCATAAGTTATTTGTTCAATAGTTGTCCCTTTAAACATTTTTAGGTTTTCAAGAATACTACAAATCTTGTACCAACTATTATGACGCTCTTCTGTTAAATCAATGGTTGCTAGTAATGTGTCATAATCATCATCATCACAAACTACATTAAAAGTAACACCATTCTCTTTTTCTTCTTGTGTCATATCTTCAATAGGTTTGCCATAACACCATATTTCGCCACCATCTTTACGCTTATAGACATATTTATTATTATCGTCCATTTTTACTCCTTAAATGCTTACAAGTATCACAATAACAATCATCGTGATATTCATAAACTCCGTTTTTATAGTCTTTTCTTAATAGAAAAATTGGCGAGATTAAACCCGCCAATAATATTACTTTTAGCTCCATCGGAGCTGACATAATGAT